GTCACGCTAGTAGCCGCACTTACATTTGATTTGGGTTTGCTGTTGCTTAAACCTTTGTCCGCTTTGTACAAATCAATAACACGAATTGCCCATTTAGAATCTTTATTGTTTTTAGTTACACCATCTGATATTGATGGAGGTTGTCCATCTAACCATTCTAAAAATTCTGGTGAATCTTTTATATCAGTAAAATCTGAATGAGAATTTAACAACTCTCTATACGCACTTTGCACAACTAAATCATCTTCTCTTTTACGAAGTGTTTCTACTTCTTTTTGTAGAGATTCAACTTGCCGTGTAGCTTGTTTTTGAGATATTGTCTCTACCACATCATACACATCTGGATATTTTTCTTTAAACTTTTTGAGTTCATCATCACTCTTTGGCGGAGTATAATTCGCCATAGCTTGATTTTTTTCAGCAAGTTTAAGTTTTGCTTCTATCTCTTCTAACTTCTGCGTATTTTCATTTTGCTTTCTGTCATAATGAGATTTTAGGTCATCATATCTTTTTTTGTAATCATGGTTAGGTTGAGCTTCATTTTTTGAAATAAAACCTGTTTCTTGAGGAGTGGCCTCTTGGGTGTCCTCTACAGCCTGCCTTGGGTCTTCAACTTCTTTATCTAAATCCTTACGATAAGAATTTTGATACATTGTTGATTGAACCTCGTCAACCTCGTTTTCTTTACTTTGTATTTCTGCTTCTTTAGCTTTTGCTTGAGCCATCTTTCCTCCTTCGGGGTCACAGTATGTGAGTAGCCGATTTGGTTGTTAAGTGTATTGGGGTCATATCTAATATATGAGTAGCCTTACACTAATCCCGATTACTCATCGGGAAACTGTTTAAAATGTTTTTGAAAATCCTAAATAACCTTGACTAGCAGATGGATTTGCTCCTATCTTTAACTTACCACCCATCATGTCAAACTCACCGGATAAAATTTTATCACTAGCAATCTTTGATACAGTATCTGCTACTGCTAAAAATCCAGTTGTTATTTTTTGTTGTTTGCTAGACATATTCTGTACTAGCTCTTCTTTTATTTCTTTTGCTATTAAATCTCTTGCAACTTCTTGTGGTTTTACTCTGTCACCAGAGTTTAATTTTTGAGTTCCAAATATTTCTTCGTATATACTTTGTGCTTTTTCTATTCTTTTATTAATATTAGGTTTTCCCGGTCGTAAAAATAAATTAGAAAACTTTTTTGTTATTTCTTCAGTAGAATCATTTGCAAGAGAACCTATTAATTCTGTTCTATTTTTTGCCCCAATATCTAAACCAACCCCACTAAATATATTATCTATAACATATTCAACTTGAGCACTAGCTGATGGAGTTATACCTCTATCTTTTTTATATTGATTATATGCATCCATGTGTGGTTTTTCAAATTGAAATAACCCTTGAGCAGAACCACCTATTTGCTGAGTTTTATAATCATAAGTTCCCCCAGTCTCTACATCTATATTACCCATAATACCTGCAATAGCTTCTGGTCTTAGTTTGTAAAAACCTTCTCCCTCTTGCACTCTTTGTTGGTTACTTAAAGCTTTATAAACAAAATCTTTATTACTTAATATAGGCTTTTTTTTTATTTGTATTTTATCTCCCTCTTGCATTTGAATAGGTTTCATAAACCCTTCAAAACTTTGTGACCTATCACTTAATTCTTTTTCATCATCCTGTGCTTGAGGAGACATTGGAGATAATAATTTACTTCCTACAGAACTTTGTCCTGCAAAAGTTTCTCTTGGAACAGCAATAGGTTGATTTTTATTTTCATCTAATGCTATTTGACCACCCACTTGAGCATTTTGAACATTCATCATTCCTTGAGGTTGAGGATTTTGTTGTATTTGTTCTCTCTCTTCTTGTATTTCTCGTACTCTTTCTTTACCTCTATTATTTATTTTTTCTAATCTGTCATACCCAATTTCTTCTGCTTCTGCTTTTGATATAACTATTTCTTTATTACTAATATCAACATCAATATCGCCTGCTTCTCTACCTGTTAGTTGAATACCCCTAGCTCTTAAACTATCTCTAGCATTTTTAATCATTTTTAGTATATCAGCTTTTCCTGCCATTGAGACGGCCGGTGCATTAATAACAAAATCACCTTCTTGTAATTGACGAGGAATATCATCTGCTACACCCGACATATCTTTGTTAGGCTCATTAACAACTTCTGTATTACCTACAGGTATTGGGCCACCAGTTGCTCTTCCAATAAATGGATTACCAGAAAATGCAGGTGTATTACCTGATTGAATAGTCTGTTCTCCGATAACAACATTCCCACCACCACCTTGATTAGCACTACCTTGTTGATTGCTATCTGGTTGTGAAGGCTGTTGTTGAATACCATCTGATTGAACTCCAGTAGACACTGTTTGACCAGTAGGTGTTTGATATGTTTGTTGTACTGTTTGACCACCCATCTCTACAGTGCTAAATAATTCAGAACCTTGTGGTAAAGTTTCTTTAAATTCACTAGCGTAAAATGTAATATCTGGTCTTTCTTTTCCTGCCGCATCATAAGCTGATAAAGTAGATGCTAATAGACCCGGTCTGTACTTTTGTAAATCTCTTAATGTTTTTTTATCAAACATATCATTATCGGCCGCATAATCAAAAAAGTTTCGTATTGCACTTCCATCAACACCTGCTTTACCATAAATAGTATTCATTTGTTGATATGGGTCAGCAAAAGTTGTAGCCATTTTTCTAAACAATTGTTTGCCAGAGTAATTAAGATACATTTTATCTTGTCTAAAAGTTCCATCCTCAATATCTTTTATCATTTCAGTAGCCGCTTTTTGTTGTGCTCTTCCATGAGAAATCCAAGATATAGCTACACCCGGAAGTGCCGCACCTCCCATAATTGCCGCTAACATAGGCTTTACTACTGCACGCATTGGGTCAGTATCTTTTAAACCTAAAGATTCACCTGTAGCGGGGTCAAAAGATTTAGATTTTAATCCCATAGATTGTAATTTATTTTTATATCTATCAAAAAGATTTTTATTTTTAGCTGTATTAGGAATAGATGAATTATTAAAACCAGTACCATTGTCTACAGAATTACCTGTACTAATTGGTAAATTTTTTGTTGAAGCACCATAGTTATACTTTAAACTACTATCTATGTCTGTCATTGCAGGAATAGTTCCTACAGAAAATTGATTTAGAGTAGATGCTCCCTCTGTTCCTAAAGCTAAATCTACCATTTGATTATCAACAGGAATTGATTGGTCTGCTACACTTACATTTTCTTTTACTTTATCTTTAGAGCCTATATCTTCTTCATATCGAGGGTTAGTGTATTTATTAACATTAATTTCTTTCCCCTCATCCACTTCTTTTTTTATAGCGGCAAATATTTGAGGAAATCTACCTGCTGTTTCTCGTGCTACACCTCTGTATACACCAGTTTTTGCAACAGCTACCATAGTTTCAACGTCACTACTACTAGGTGGTCTTTTATTTATAAATATTTCATCTGCTGTTGAAACCATTTTTCTCCCTATTTATTTTTATTAAATTCATTTATATTTGTTCTAAGAGCCAGAAGTTCCTCCAGTAAAATTGCTTTCCCCTGATTGCGGAATATTTCCTGTTCCGATTGTGCCACCACCAACGCCCGATGGGTCACTTGGATTTGCTCCTGTAGGTACCTCTCCATTGGCTCCCATAGAACCGGATTGTTGATTGCCCCCTTGAGTTGACTCGCTTGTTTTTTGTTCAGCATTTAGACCTCGTAATATTTCTGCAAATATTTGTGCATCATTCATATTGTTTACCAGACTATCTGGGTCAATATCCTGTGCAATTGCTAGCTCCCTAATTAAATTTGGTATTTTAATAAATGGTGCAAGCATAGGGTTAGCCACAGTTTGTAACAAGGTTGTTAATCTTTGTGACCTAACTTCTTTTTGCATTATACTAGAAACACCTTTTGGTTTTATTTCTAAATCACCAACTACATCTTGGTTTTCATTATCAAATTGCATATTCCATTGGAACATAGCTTCTCCTAATGGTTTAAGTAAAAAATCATCTATATTTTTCATAACTGTTTTTATAGATAAGTTTGCACCACTAAGTAGCATTGACAAACCAGAAGAAGTTCTTCCTGTACCAGACACACCTGTTTGACCATGCATAACAGATGGTATACCTGTTTCTTCATCTGCAAGTTGTCTTGCTTGCATATACATCTGTAGATTTTCTGGTGCAGTATTAGGAAATTTTAATCCATTTATTGCGGTTCCTGTGACACCAGATTGTCGTCTAAAGATTTTTCCCGGAAATATATCCATATTTTGACCCGGCACTAATGATGCTTCATCAACATCAAATACTAAGTTACCCGCTAAAGCTAAGTTATCAATAGCCATTCTAACATGGCCATTCATAAGTAACTGTGCATCTTCCATATTTTCTGGTACACCTATACCAAATAATTGATAAGGATTTATTTCATATGGAACAGATTGATATGGTATTCTTTCTGGAGTAAAAGGATTTAAAACAGCTCTTAATATTTTACCGTTACATATCCAAGCATTAATTTGTACTTCATCAAGAGCTGATAGGTTATCTACTTCTAGTCCTATTTCACTTGCTAAGTATGTATCTAATGTTCCCCAGTATTCTAATACTTCGTATCTATCAACATCATATTCTGCTTGAGCATCATACGATTGTATAATATCTTCATAGTATTCTTTTGTGTAATTAGAACCCATTTCCAGACATTCAGCTATTGCTTCCTCATTAAAATAAGGATGTTTTATTAAATCTCTTAACTGTTTTCTTGTAAACTTATGTCTTTCAATAGTATAATTACAATCTTCAATGTTAGTTGCATCTGGGTCTGGAAAAAAATCCCAACAAGATACAGCTTCTATTCTTGGAACTTCTTTATTATATGGAGCATACATTTTTTCTCCATCTACAGTGTCCCAACGATGAACTGTTTTAGCATAATTAAAAGGCCCTTTTACAATACCTGTTCCTAATAAAACAGATTCAAATATTGCATGTCTTAAAACACTTACAGCATTAGTATCTAATAACTGGTCATGTATTAATTTTTCCATCCTGCGTGATGTTTCTTGTGCAGGATATATCTCTGGTTGATTAGGTATTCTTGCTCTTCCCTCTGCTAAATTTGCACCTTCATACTCAGATTGTAATCCTCCTAATGGAGTTGCATTAGTTGCTCCCGGAAGTATTTCTTTACCATCGCCGGGAAACCCAACGGATGGTTCTAAATTTTCTTCTCCCGGTACACGCAAGTGTGCAACATCCGCAATACCTTCTGGTACTGGAGTAGAACTTACTGTAATAGGAAATTTTTTATTAGCAAATAAAACGTCAACGATTTGACCATATGCGGCAAGAGTTTTTGTTTTAGTAATTTTTACAAAAACTTTACTTTTTTCATTATCACGAAATTGAGTTGTGCTATCATACACACCTCTGTAATTTTTGTAAGCTCTTAACCATCGAGCCTCATGGGTTTGTCTAGAAGCTTTTGAATCATTATATTTTGATTCAATATAGCCTACTATTCCCGGAGCCTCTTCTTCTGGCATAGTTGAAGTTTGGTCAGTGCCTTGAACTTCATCAACCATTTTTTACCTTTTTAATAATCTTTGTCTTTATCTGAATTTAAAATAGATGCATCTAAATTAGCTGATTTTGATTTACCTTTTGGAAATGGCTGATTTAATGGATTCTCATCACCTTCTTTAATTTCTGTTGAAAATTGTAAAGGCATACGAGTTAGAGGAGCATCTGGTTCACCCATTTTTAGCTCACTCTGTTTCATAATATAGTCTTTTCCAAAGTTATAATTACCACCCGGCATATTTATCTCCTTAGTTATTTATTAATTTAAGTATTACCTTAATACCCAAAAACTGTGTCACTGGGTTCATACGAAACCCTGTCTTTAATTCTATTTAGTGTTGTATTTAGTGTTGGCTGATTAGATTGTCTAGTCATAATCATATATCGTAATGCATCATAGGCATGGTCATCAGCTTTTGTATCAACATCCTCTGGATTAGTTTTTGATGTTGGTATACTTGATAATGTACGAATTAAATTTGTACAAGTTGCAAATACTTTTAATTTAGGCTCACCAGTTCGTTCGTTAATAGCTAATCGTCTATGCATTTCTACTTTTCCAGATATTCTATCTCTATCAGCAGGAATCCAACGAACACCACTTCTAATCATCGTTTCAGCTATACTAGGGCCTAGGCCTGTTCTATTCCAACAACTTGTATCTAATATACACATAGCCATTGTTGGGTCAGCTCTTTCCATTTCTAAAATTAAATGAGCTAATTTTTCTCCAGTATAACCTGCACCATATAGTTCACGATAGATATATATGTTACCATCAAAATCTACTGTACCCCATAGGACACAGGATGGTGACGCATAACCATAATCCGCCGCTCTAAATCTTTGCCATCCTATAGGAACCTCAAAAGGTTCTATAACATGTAAAGCTCTAGCAAACTCTGGGAAAGCCGCACCTTCTGCAACTTCCCAATCCCCATCTAATAACCTCTTTCTTTCTACTTCTGGTAAAGAACGAAGCATAGCTTCATACTGACCATCTTTCATTAAGTAAGGGTTATCAGTTAATCTAGCAGGTATAAACTTCCTTTGAAACAAAGGTTGACCTGCTTTTTCATGATTTGGAGGCCATCTATAGACTTCTCCAGAATCAATATCACACGCCGCAAAGCTCTCATATGGAGGTGAAGGGTCAATGTACATTTTCTTTACCCACCAACCACCTACACCGCCGGGGTTAGCCGTGCACCTCATATAAGGTTTTATCTCGGGATTTGTCGTTCTTAATCGAGAACGCAAATACTCCCAAACA